TGGCATTACCACTGCTATTGTATAAACCTTCTCTTGGAACAACGGTAAATTCTCTGACATCGATAATATCATCGAAATCAGGGGCCTGTGAGAATACCATAGTGGAACCATTTATGACATAAGCACTATTGGGTATTTGGACCACACCATTGATACTAACTATACATCCAATGGTAGTGTACGCACCTCCTAGTATGAATGTCGTTTTTACACCTGTTCCTACATACTGGTTATCAGATATAGTTGATCCTGGATATTCACGCACATCAATAATGTCACCAGCAGAAGGCGGCGACGTAAATGTCAGCAGATTATCAAGTACATTATACGCAAATATCGGAGCTTGAATAATACCATTAATAGATACTAAGCAGCTATTCGTTGTCTGATTCGAGCTGAGTGCGAAAGTTACGGTATGGTTATCACCAAGAAATTGAGAGTCCAATACTTCAGAAACAATTATACCTCTCACGTCAATAATATCGCCAGCAGTAGGCGGAGCTGTGAATGTTAATACAGTTCCTGCTACTGAATAAGCTGTAGTTGGTACCTGAACTATACCATTAATGGATACCAAGCAGCTATTTGTTGTCTGAGCAGACGTGAGGAAAAACGTCGTAGACATTCCATCGCCGGTGAATTGATCATCAGTTACTACCGTAACTGGTGGTGTTCCTATCGGAGTCCACTGAGAATTATCAAATATCTCCAGATTATTGATAGACGTATTGAAACGTAACATACCAGTATATCCGTTCGGCGGCCTCTGAACTGTAGTTCCTACCGGAAGTAATATTGAATCAGTTGAATTAACTGCAAGAGTGGCGCCTGGTATTTGGATATTACTATTAAGAGATACTGTATTGGAGCTTGCACTTACAAATAGTACATTTGATTTTGTACCATTTACAGCAAAATCAACTAAACCTCTATTCCTGTTAATATTTACCAGACCATTGTCGCTGGTTATATCGTTATTGCTAATTATGATGTTGCTTATTTTGGCTTTTGGGGCAATAAGTGAGTTATTAGCTATAACATCATAACCAACTACATTACCAGCTGAAGATATAACGCCATTTACATATATACCAGTTTGGGCTGCAGTCAATACGTTACTTACTGCCCCTACATTTATGATTACGTTGCCATTGTATTGTGGGATAGTAACCGCGCTGTTGCCATTACTTATTCCAGTCACCACAATATTGGCTGATTGAGCTATTTGCGACCATATCTCGCTGCTACCGTCATAGTTGGCGAAACAGTAATAGAAATAAGCGGAGTCGTAAGCATACATGCCAGCCTGATCTCCAGGCCGTCCTACTAGAGTGTTGGGCGGGTAGGGTTGCGCTCGGTTGTAAAGTTGAGTAAAGTTCGTGTTGCACTTTGCATAAGCCGTGCGTATAGGATCACCCTTGCCGTCATTTGGTGCGGCGCCGATGTTGATTAGTTGCTGAGTCATGAGTACGTATCCTCCATTATTTGTATTTATCAGAATCTAAGAATCCGAGGCTGCTCAAAAAGTTGAACAAAGTGCTTGACAGTGCCCATCCAGTCGTCGTATACTGTCCATACCTTGTGACATACAAGCAATTTCAATATCGGAGATCATAATGGAAAATTTCGCGCTGTATTTATTTGCTATCCTCTTCGGCCTTGTTTCTGGAATGGCCGCGGCCAGAGCGAGAGCGAAGCGTGAAGCAGATGAGTTCAACGAATTGTTGATGATGGAAATCCTTGAAAGGACGGTATACATTCACGCTGAAATCGATGACGACGTAATCTACTTTTACGACTATCCAACGAGTAAGTTCCTCTGCAAAGGTGATACGGCAAATGATGTTCTTAGTGCGTTCAACAACCTTTATCCATCGAAGATCGCACATGTAGAATCCGGCGATGAAGAGGTGATGAAAATCTTTCATCAGGGATTCAACTTCCTGAATCCTGAAATCAAAAACCTGAAGGTGTAACAATGACTGTGCTAAATACCCCTGAAATCATAACTGATATCGACGTCAAAAAGGCAGAGAAGATTTACAACGCCAAGTACGTTTGCGAGACTACACTCAAGACCGACGAGGGGTGGCGTTATATGCCATCACTGATTTTCTACACAAATACTCCTCACCCCAGGGGATCCAACTACTTCGCCCTCTCGCAGAGAGATGGTACGATTGTGATCTCAAATGGAATTTCGGCAACCGAGGAACCGATCACAGGTATTCGAGCCTCGAACGGTGACGTTATTTACAGTAGGTATCGCCACGACTATCGTCTCAGCCCTGATCACACCGTTTTCATAGACGGTGGCAGAGAGTACACTAGATCATCTCCCGGGACCTTGGTGAAGATCACATTTCAAGACGGCGAACTAGTAGTCTCGGAGTTTGACGATGACTCGGCATAGGAGAGTAACTTATGGAAGAAAACCGAACTTATTTTGCATACGGAGCAAACATCAATAAAGACAGTATGGCTCATAGATGCCCTAAAGCTAAGGAAGTAGGAACCATCATTCTACGCAACTGGGAACTATTGTTCTTCAATCATGCTACCATTGAGTTCAAGACAGGCTCGATGGTAGCTGGTGCGTTGTGGGAACTTACGCCAGATTGCGAAAGATCGCTTGATCTGTTCGAGGGATATCCAGATTACTACGTCAAGAAATCCTGGTCGCAGGACGGACATGAGTTTTTCTTTTACCAAATGGCAGGTTTCAAGCGCGGCACGCCTTCGCTGTCCTACGTTCAGAATATAGCAGAAGGATACAAACAATGGAACTTACCTACGACTTTTTTGATAGAGAGTCTACATCTGTGAGCCATTTTAGCAGTAACATTATTGAGACCTTTTCGGAGAAATCTTTGTTCCCGTTTGAGGCGCAGGCACATAGACCATTTGGTAGGCTAGAAGACACACTCAAGTGGTGCAGATCGAATATCGCAGGTGAATGGCGGTGGAACGTCGAGACTTGGGACGATAACCAAGGGGCCACCTACAACTTTTATTTCATGGATGAGTTTGATTGCTTGACTTTTACAATGCGTTGGAGCTAACATGTGGGTTGAATTTGCATTTATATTGTTTTTAGTTTTCATGCTAGGGTTCACTATAGGAAGATTATGGCGTTGAATTCAATTGTACGTCAAACTGCGATTCGTTCAGGGTTGCCTGCATGGCTAACTGACGACAACAATCGCATCAACATAGCCGATAGGCTTCAAGTGTTCGCCGATAAGATCGTCGAGCAACGTCTGATTGATTTTTGCACCAATCATCTTGATACTACACAGGACATTCAGGAACAAATTCGAACATACCTGGAGAATCTCAATGGATAATTTCAAATCAGCACATTATTGGGCTTCGCTCGACTCTGATAAGCGTCATGGACATTGGGAAAGATGGAACACGCATCCTAATCCTTATTGGAAAAGGGCCGCACTTCATCACAAATTGCATGCCGTGTTGAAGTTCGATAGAACGCTGGTAAGACAACTTTCTGTACAAAATGGTTGACACTCTTAAGATTTGTTGATATACTTCATTCACAACGTAAACAACAGAGTAAATAAAATGGCTGAAACATTATATAGCGTAGTTGGCACAGCAAAACATGATGGCGTTATCAAACTTCACTGGGGCAAAGATCTTATTCGACGGGTGAAAACATTGAGCGACAAGGGAGCGACTGATATTCGTATCGACGAACTACCCTATCCTATGTACAAAATTGACGCACTGAAATATCTAGCAACACAGACGCTAGAAGAGGACTTCGCCAAGCTAGTGGAAATCAAACTAGCAGAGAAGAAAGTTCAAGCACATAAACAGCAACTTAGGTTGACTGTGACTGTCGGGAGATCAAAGGTCGAAAAGATCGCGGAGGTCGCATAATTTTACCACCTTTGGACTTTCGATACATACTGAGTTATAACAAAAGGAGAAAATAACAATGAGTGAACACACTACACACGAGGCATTACTGGCAGCAGTCGAAACTTACGTCGCCGAGAATACCAAATTCACCGATAAAGGCGTAAAGGCTTCAGCCGCTAGGGCTCGTAAGGCTCTTCAGGAAATTGGCAACGCAGTAAAATCTCGCCGCAAGGAAATCACCGCCGAGAAAGAAGCACTCGATGCCGCCAAAAAGTCAGCCTAACATTCCACAAACTTGGATCCTCGATGTGGTCGAGGATCCAAGTGATCCATCTGATATTCTTTTAGACATCGGTCCTGAAATATGTGACATCCTAGGATGGGTTCCTGGTGATGAAATAAAATGGGTCGACAATAACAACGGGTCATACACGCTACAAAACATCAATCTGAAAAGATAAATAACTTCACGACAAAGTCGTTTCGGATTTACTCAGTTCGAACAATAAAACATTGAGTAGCTAGGTGAGTTGATCACCTAGAAGAGATCCTCGGGTGGTCTCTTCATTGACGTAGTCAAATCGACGATTCGTGCGCCCCCAAACCAATGCCGGCAAAAGAGAATCGTCTAGGAGAACATGCCATGAAAAGACCGAGGTCTACATCTCTCTATCTCCACCGCGTCAATGCTCCCATTAAGGAACCCGCAAATGGCACAAAAGCCAATGGAGATATTATGAAAGTACTTAACAGCCTAATCACAGCGTCATTACTGACACTGTTACCGATAAGCATAGTTGATGCAAAAATAACCGACCCTAGTTGGTTCGCTTCTTCCAAAGATGACAAAAAGAAGCATCACCAGCATACCAAAATCAGCCATCATCCCAAACACAACAAAAAGGTATATTCCAAAAACGTAGGGAAAGCATCTTGGTATGGCCCTGGATTCCACGGTAGGCGCACCGCGTCTGGTGAACGATTCAACCAGTTCGGTCTCACCGCTGCTCACAAGACTTTACCGTTAGGCACACGGGTTAGAGTAACCAACTTAGCCACCGATGAGTCGGTAGTGGTTCGTATTAACGATCGAGGTCCCTATGCCAGGGGCAGAATAATCGACCTATCACGAGGTGCCGCTGCTGCCATTGGCTTAAAAGGAGTGGGGAATGTGATGATCGCTAGAATCGATTAATCGATAAATAACAACGCTGACACAAAGATTGTGGTTAGAGTAGTTGGGCGAGGCCGTGAACTACACTTTTATCGAGAGAATAATTTGAAAGAAGACGTAATAAAATTAGAAGGTTTCATTGCTGAGATATTGCCAAACACGACCTACAGAGTAAAGCTGGAGGAATTCGACAAAATCGTTATAGCAAGTCTAAGTGGCAAGATGAGAAAAGCAAACATTCGAGTGGTAGGTGGCGATAGAGTTCTATTGGAATTCTCGCCGTATGATCTCACACGAGGCAGAATAACTAGAAGATTATGACATGCGAGACATAATAAACCTAATCGAGCAATCATCCGAGCCAGATAAGCTATACACTACTCCACTGAACTACAGCTTAGATTCGCTGTCTCCTGTATTATCCAAAGACAATCTGAACTATCACTTTGAGCATCTTGCTAAAGGATACGCCAAAAAATTCAACGCCGGTGAGGGAGATCCTACGTTCAACAAAGCAGGAAGTTACCTTCACAATAAGCTGTTCGCTCAATACAAACCTCCATCTGGTGCAAATAGACCGAAAGGTGAAATTCAGAATTTGATAAACTCAAAGTTCAAGAGCTTCGAGGACTTCAAAGATGAATTCAAAACAGTTGCAATGGAAATTCAGGGTTCTGGATGGGTATATCTAAGCACTTCTGGAAAAATCAAAACTATCCCTAATCATGCCATCAGAACCGATATAATATTACTGGTTGACTGGTGGGAACATGCTTGGTCAGATTATCAATGGAAAAAGGACAAATATATTGATAATATCTGGAAAATTATTGACTGGAATATAATTAACGAGAGATTTTGAGTATTCAAAATCGATAAATACATTATATCGCAGGGGTGAAACCTGTGTTCCAACCAGTCGGTAAATTTTAATTATGGCACAACCAATTTGGATGACACCTCCGGGTAGCTTGGGAACAATCCCACAGGGGACTTTTTATGAAGTACCTCTAATAGCTTACGAGCCAGATAATCAAGATCAAGTTTTTTACCAGGTTGTATCAGGAGAATTACCTGCCGGAGTCGCATGCGGAACTGACGGAGTAATCGCTGGCGTTCCTGACTCTACGGTACTTGGCAACAACGAAGTCAGCAAGTTCGCAGTTCGTGCCTACACCAAAAGATACTTCAACGGAACATATATCGTCAATCGTCTAGCCGATAGGACCTTCACCTTAACTGTCGCAGGACAATCTGCTCCAAAATTCATCACTCCAGCCGGACTCGTCGCTCAATATTTTGACGGTACTTTGATACCTCGCCCAGGCTTGCAAATATTGTTCACTGACTACGAGATTGCTACTATCAGATTGCTATCTGGCGAGTTACCGCTTGGAACCTCGATAAACAACAAAGGACTAATAACAGGTTTTATTTATCCTTCATCATTTACTCCAAGTGAATCTGATCCATTCCCTCCAAAAACAGTATACGAGTTCACTTTAGAAGTTACCAATAATGTTTCTTCGGATATAAGACGTTTCTCGATTGATATATATAGCGAGAATAGTTTAACAGCGGATAATACATATATCACTGCCGATAATACCTTTATAACGGCAGATGGTAGTCCATTTACTCCTCCGACGATGATAACATCGCCTGGAAGTATAGGTATCACATACGACGATTCATTCTTTGCGTTCCAATTCCAAGCGATCGACATCGAAGGTGTTCAGATCGAATACACCCTGTTGGACATAGACTTCCTGGCTGGTTACGGTATCATCTACGACGTGTTTGGATATTCTCCGAGTCCTGAACCTTTACCCACCGAACTCACTCTGGACCCGAATACTGGATGGTTATATGGCTATCTACCTGACCTGAACTTCACTCAGCAGACTTTCTACTTCTCGGTCATGGCTTCGGTAGTTGGCGATCCTAGTATCAACACTGGACCTATCCCTTATTCTCTAACCATCATCGGGAACATTGACTCGCAGCTAGTGTGGGTCAGTTCTACCAATCTTGGCCTAATAGACAACGGCGCAACTAGTACCTTCTCCGTGAAGGCTATTCCTAGGTCTCAACAAACCATACAGTATCGTCTCAAATCTGGCAGCTATAGTCTGCTGCCACAAGGATTAACATTGTTGCCCTCTGGTGAAATAGCCGGTCGCGTGAGCTTCAACGTTTTTGGCCTCGACAACGGAACAACGATATTCGACGATGACACAACCACGTTCGATCTTGACTTCAGATTCATGGTAAATGCTTATAGCGATGACGGCGTGATCGACGATGACAAGGAGTTCGTGATCAGAGTTGTCCGTCGGTACAAGGAACCCTACGAGAATTTATACATCGAAGCGATGCCGCCGTTGGATGACCGACAAGTGATCTACGATCTACTCTCCGATACAAATATATTCCCAGAGAACCTTCTGTATCGTCCAGACGATCCCAACTTTGGCCTGGCTACGAGTGTCAAGTACTGGCATGCCTTTGGTCTTACTAGCGCGACTCGTGAAGATTATGTCAATAGCCTATGGTTGAACCATTATTGGAAAAACTTGACTTTGGGTCAAATAAAAACTGCTCAGGCTCGAGATGATGAAGGCAACGTCATTTATGAGGTTGTATATAGCGAAGTCATTGACAATCTGATCAATAACGAAGGTGTGACCGTGGACAAGGCTGTGGTATTGCCCTATCCGATAACTTTGGCAGACTTTGATCGTCGTGCTGATACCACCGTTATTACAGCTGATAACACACTCGTGACTGCTGATTGCGCTCCGTTTATTGATCCCCTAACTCCGAATACTCCGAACACGCTTGTCGTTTTCCCAAATGGTCTAGCCGATATGAGAATTCAAGTGGTTGACTCCGTAGGACAAGTCAGTCGGATACTGCCTCGTTGGATGTTGAGCAAACAATCAGATGGTAGAATCTTAGGCTTCACACCCGCGTGGGTCATAGCTTACACGCAACCTGGTGAATCAGGCAGGGTAGCTTATAACATACAGACGCAGTTCAAAGGTAAGTTGAACGAGATCGACTTCGAGGCAGATCGTTACGAGTTGGATCATGCGCTCAGCCTTCATTGGGACCCATACATCAAGCAATGGGTACCGCCTGCTTCCGAGACAGATTTTGACGAAGGCGGCTGGAGTTTACCGATCAACTATTTACGCGACGTCGACTACGCAACCGAACTGGCATTTGTAGATATCAATCAATGCAGTATCGACTACATCAATAGCCTAGGCGGAATAGATGGCCCTGTTGATTCTACGTTCAATGGCAAGACACTGATATTTGTTCGCCAAGAAGAATACGTCAATCCAAGAGTGGCGCATCAACCTGGAGTTTTGACCGAAGACGAAGCATGGACTTACTGGGTTGATCCTTACGACACCACGCCTTACAGCGCAGACGGTGACTTGTACGACGAAAGCTACGTTGTTCCAGGCCAGTTAGCTCACGATAAGGATCCATTAATACCAAACGAGAGAATGGCGATATGGCAAATAACCATTCAATCTGATAACTTTGTAAAGTTGACGTTACTGAAACTTACCAATACGTACGATTCAGTTACCGTCGTAAATGGAGAGGAATACGCGGGTGATACCCTATATGTTCCTAGCTGTCCTGTTGGTGGATATATGTTTATTAACTGGCAACCTATACCAACATTTACTACTACTCCAACTGTATTTGACCATGACAGCTTGAAGTTCATTGACCCGTCGGATGAATATATCGCGGTCAGTAATGAGTATGATCAATATCTGGTATGGCCGAAAAGGAATATACTATATACTACCTGATAAATACAACAACAAAAAGGAATACAAATGACTTCACTGATCAATCCAAATAATATCAATGGCAACTATCCAGTGGCCGGAGTTTCCAATAACTCGCAGGGCTTTAGAGATAACTTTACCAACACAAGAACTAACTTCGAGTATGCCGCTGATGAGATAACCGAGTTACAGAATAAAGCAGTATTGAAATCTGCATTGTCCGGTGGAACTTTGAATAACAACATGCAGGGAGCAACATTATCTAACGTGCAGTTGCAATCGTCTACCTACACGGTGAACCCGCTTGGCACTCTCAGTGGTTCAGTAGTCATTGACTATTCGTTGGGTCAGTTTCAAACTGTTACCACCAACGGTCCTATTTCACTGGGATTCAATAACTGGCCAGCAGCTGGTATAATGGGTATTGTGTCGGTTATAATCAAAGTAACCAATGTTGCTCATACCCTTACTCTTCCATCGGTAGTAACACTGAACGCAGTGGGTATTCAGGGATGGGTAAATACCAACGTTATAACATTCGCAGCAACCGGAACCTATACTTTTGAGTTTTCATCATCCAACAATGGCTACACCGTCGCAGTAAATGAATCTAACAATGTTCTGCGTGGTTTTAACGCAAGTAGCGACTACTTAGTAGCCGGCGCTGTTAACCTTCTGACCACCGCTAGTTTTTGCTATTCAAACTCTAACCAGACAGCCACTATGGCACCTGGTGTAGCTGGACAGGTAAAAACGTTCGCACAACTGGCTACAGGTGGTGGCATGGTCATCACGGTGACAAACGCTGCTTGGAACATAACAGGTACAGGTACTATCACTCTTGGCTCTCAAGGATCAGGCTGCACTCTGCAATATCTGAACAACCTATGGGTTTGCGTTGGCAACAATGGCGCAGTATTTGCTTGACATAACTGTCGGACTGGTGTAATATAGTCTCATGAACTATCCAGAACATCCATTGATAACAGGAATTGACACTCTAACTGAGGAGCAGTTGACCTCAAAAATAGCCGAGCTTCACAAAAAGCTCAATATTGCCTATAGAACTGGTAATGGACATCTCTGCAATCAGATTCGTCTGGCTCTTGCAAGCTATCAGTCGATGTATACTGAGAAAGTCAGAAAAGACACGGACAGCCCATTCTCAAATGTAATTGACATTTCATGATTCAAGACAAGTTTGGACAGATCGTCTTCAACGAGGACGATCTCATGAACTACATAATGAAGGGAAAAGATATCGACGACATGCACGAAGCACTCGTCGATCAAACTGTAAACATCGATTCGATAACCGATCTACTCGAAAATCCACCAAAATTTACAAAATATAACAAGCCGAATCTTACCATACCAGAATTTGATTCTAAGTGCCAGGATAACTGGTATATGCCACAAGAATACAAAGATCTTGATATCGCCAAATTTGTGCTTGACTTATGCACTACGCAGGAACAACTCCAGCGTTGCGGCGAGGAACTATTATTATATCAAGAACGGAACCTATTCAACCTATTGAGGTATATGGTATACCTGGTAGTCACAATGAAACAGAATAACATTATCTGGGGAGTAGGCAGAGGAAGTTCGGTGAGTTCTTACATATTATATCTCATAGGCGTACATAAAATAGACAGCTTATACTATTGTTTAGACGTGAGAGATTTCTTGCGCTAAATATTACCAACAACGAGGATCAGTAATGACAAATAAAGTATATCGAAGTGCCAATGGCAAACAAGTAGATTTAGGCGCTCTTATTCTAAAAAACGAGGGAGTGACCGCGGTAGGTAACATGAGTCTAAAGGCTCGAAAAGAAAATGCAAGTAATAACTCTACCGAGGCTCCACAGAAACAAAATCTGAGCGTCAACCAACCACCTAGGGTATCCAACGTGGGAAATCCAGAGGTGTGCGCTAGTAACCCTGCTGCCCGAAAGGCAAGAGAAAAACGCATACTTCTGGAAAAAACTGCGCCTAAGAAATCAGAGGAAGTAAAACCAGAGTTGCGATCTGCTCTCCAATATCTGCCTGAGCCTGTTGCTCCAGTAGTTCAAGAGGTACTTCAGGTAGTCGAAGAAGTGCAGCAGGTAGTCGAAGAGGTGGCAGTATCAGCTGTCGAAGATGTAGCGGTACCCGAAACAGTCGTGTATGATGAACCTGAAGCAGTGCCTCAAGTCGTGACCGAAGCAGTTGCACCTGCTCCAATCGTCGAGCAAGGTTCACTCACTGGACTTCAGGCTGCAATCGCTCGTGCGAAGGCATTGAGAGAGAATAACTAAGAGGATATTATGAGTAACGCATTTGCTCCATTCGAGATTGATAAAGATGAGTTCAACCCTATCCGCAAAGATGTCATTGTCACTGACATGGTATTCGATGAGCGTATTACACACGGAGGACTGATATTACTGTCCGACAACGGTAAGGGAACCGGTATACGTCCAAGGTGGGGCCAAGTCTACGCAGTAGGTCCAGAGCAGACCGAAGTATCGGTAGGACAATGGGTTTGCATCGCGCATGGTCGATGGACTCGCGGTATTCAAGTCCAAGATGCCGATGGTGAAAAAATCATACGCAAGGTCGACTACAACGACATCTTGCTGGTATCCGACGAAAAGCCAATGGACGAGACACACTCGACCGCTGTCCACATCGAAAAACAAACCATGTAATCACTTGACATGACCGCTCCGGTGCGTTATCATACAACCATAATTCATCGCACCGGAGAACGAACATGTCACTACTAAAATCTTTTGTCGGCAAGGAAGTAAATATTTGTCCTGCTGACACCAGAAAGAAGAGAGGGATTATCCTCGAAATTTCAAATGCTGGCATATTCTTCAACATAACTTACGCAGAATTTTCATCAGGATACCAGGTTGGCGACATACACTTTGTATCCTTCGGTAGCAATCTTTCATTCACTGAATACAACGAATCTACAACCTAATAGGAGAATCAATAAGTGAAAAATACCCTCTGGACAGAGAAATATCGGCCTTCAACCATTGATGGCTATGTTTTCAGAGATCAAGCGCAACGAGAGCAGATTCAAGGTTGGATCGATGACAAGTTCATCCCTCATCTCTTGTTCTCTGGTGCACCTGGTGTTGGCAAAACCACACTCGCAAAAATTCTAATCAATTGTCTAGGCATCGACGAGTATGACATCCTTGAGATCAACGCTAGTCGTGAAAACTCCGTGGATACTATCCGAGACAAGATCACAGGCTTTGTGCAAACGATGCCGTTTGGTGACTTCAAGGTCGTACTACTAGACGAAGCTGATTATGTGACTCCAAACGGACAAGCGGCACTGCGTGGAGTCATGGAAGCGTATCATTCGACTGCTCGATTCATTCTGACCTGTAATTATCCAAATCGTGTCATTCCTGCTCTCCATAGTAGGTGTCAGGGTTTCCACATCGAAAAGGTCGATGCAACCGAGTTCACAGCCAGAGTCGCGACCGTGTTGGTAGAAGAAGGTGTCGAGTTCGATCTTGACACTCTTGACAACTACGTTCGCTCAACGTATCCTGATCTTCGCAAGTGCCTGAACAACCTTCAGATGAATAGCCAGACAGGTGTGCTGGTATCAGCTAGAGGCGATGAAAGTGGTGGCGGAGATTGGAAGATTGATGCTGTGAAATTGTTCAAGGCTGGTAAGTACACGCAAGCTCGTAAGTTGATGTGTAGTTCGATTCGACCCGACGAAATGGAGGATGTATTTCGTTGGTTGTATGAAAATCTCGATCTATGGACAAAGGATGAGGAGAAACAGGACGAAGCTATCATCATAATTCGGAATGGATACGTCAACATTCCACTTGTGGCGATACAAGAAATCAACCTATCTGCGACACTGTGCGAGCTTGCTGCGCTGTCTCGGGGCTAATTTTGGCAATGGTGGAGAGTCCCATGATAAATATTTCACAATAGGAGCATAAATGAGATTTGACGTTATCGTTGGGAATCCACCATTTCAAGATACAAAAGATGATGGGTCAAGAAAAGCCATATCCATGAATTTGTGGTCAAAATTTTGGCCGCTAGTATTGTCGCTTGCCAAGAAAAAAGGAATTGCTTGCTTGATTACTCCGGCCACATGGGCTTCCCCTTCTTCGAACTTGAAAGGAGAATACAAGTATAAAGGCTTATCTAGATTATGGGACGTTTTCAACATTTACAGTTCCTACGCCAATATTAATGACGTAGAAAAGCATTTCACTACGGTCAGATCGACATTTGGATATGTGATCGTCGACAAGTCTGGTGACGATGGACTTCGATTCAGTGACGGCTCTCCTACGAACTTAGGATTTATGCCGCTGAGCGGTCACGACCAAGTGTTCAAGGAACTGAGCCTAAATGACAATCTGAATTCAATGTTCGAGGTAGATACCAAGAACCATAAAGGAATTCGGGTTTCAATACCGACTACCAGATACCTATGGCCATTTCATATTGAAGTATTGGACGAGGACAATAACCCTGTAATGGGTTCAAAGGATATTAGAAATTATGTGTATGTATATACACCGGATATGGATACAGCAGAATATGTAAAAGATCGGCTGATATCTTGTATTGATATAATGAAGCACCACTGTCGTTATAGTGGATTTCTAAGTCCTGGGATAGTGAAATTGATCAAATATCATACATGACATTCGACTTTATTGTGGGCAATCCACCATACGGCCGAAAAGCGAATCTGGTATTGAAATTTTTGAATAGATGCGTTTCACTGAGTAAGGATATTAGAATGGTTCTGCCAAAAACGGTACGCAAGGAGTCGTTTCTTGCTCGGCTTGATCGACGTCTGCACTTAGTTTCCGACACCAACAACAAGGATTTCGTTTTCGGGCCTAAGATAACGACGTGCAACCAACGTTGGATAGTAAAGGAAGAGTTACGTCTTATCACTAAGTCCAGGCGCAACCATTCCGACTTTGAATTTGTCACAAAGGAAGAGTCGAATCTATTCATCTGTCGAGTTGGGGGAGTGGCAGGCAAAGTCATGGTCAAAGATTACGATCATTATTACCATGAACATTACTTCCTAAAGGTGACGAGTGACGCTGTCATTGAAAGGCTCATCTCGCTTGAAAGCACCTTCAGAGCATTTGCCAAAAACACCGTTGGAATTCCTAGCCTGTCGAAATCAGATTTGATAAGAATTTACGAAGAATCACTAAAATAGAAATGCGATTTGATATCATAGTGGGCAACCCGCCATATATAAAAAATCTCCATCTGAGAATCCTATCCAAATGTGTTGACATGGCTGACATTGTCAGCTTCATTCATCCAGGAGGATGGACCATGCGACGTTCAAATCGTGCCGAGGAATCGACCATCATTGATCAGTTGCGACGTAGAACCAAGAGGCTCACCTATATTAATGGACATAGGTTTTTTGGTGCGTCTTTTGGCTCTCCACTTGTTATCACCGAGGTGGTGAAGTATAACAATGGGCCATTTGAGGTGGTATATCCTAACGGCAATCGATACCAAGTTGCTACTTACGAGGATATGCCCACAGGAGTATGGGAGCCAAGGTCTGAAATATTCGCTCTGGTAGAAAAAGTCAAGAGCATAGCACAGCAGAGTTCGATTGTCAAGATATTTGGCCCATACAAGGGTGGCTCCTACCTAGGGCAGCCGAGTATGGTCAATAACGCGAGAGACAACGTATTGTCTCTCGTATCTACTGACTACTGGGTGTTTTTCGTTCATGGGAGTGATATACACTCTGAAAAAGTCGCCAATGAGCGAGGATGTTACAATCTAGCAAATGATGACGAAGTTGTCAACCTCAAATCGTACCTAAAAACCAAAGTCGCTAGGTTCGGGCTGGGCATCAACAAAGTATCATTCGATCTCTGTACTCGTCGATATCTACGAAACGTGCCACTGCCTCCATTGGACCGAGCCTGGGATGATGATTCTATAATGGATTTCTATGGTTTCTCGGACGAGGAGAAGGCTTTGCTTCACTCTCTCATTGATGATTTCTATTGACATCGAACAAAGTCCTGCTATACTATATCCATATCCTAAAAGAGACTCACATGAACACAGCAGACATATCCAGGATTCTATGGACGATCGATCCCATGAGAATAGCGTATATCGCTGAAGATGAATACGATATCGAGGCTAAGTCGATATTGGAAAGACTGGTTACTGAAACGGATGTACGCATGGTAGTTGCTGAAGTGTTCGACTCTTCGTTCTCAGAAAACTGCATCGACGCGGATCAAGTGGAGCAAATTGCTAACGCAATATCGGAAATGAAAAAATAAACTGGAGAAAGTATTTGAGATATTTGATAATAACATACAAGACTGGTGCCAAAGGGCAAATCTCGGAAGAGATGACTGTCTCGAAAAAACTAAGGGTGAATGACATTCAAACTGGCAGCGTTATTCTAGACTTCGGTAAACTAGAAGTCGTAAAAGCTAGTATGGGTGGCAAGGTGGTGCCCAAGGAATGGGAACGGATAGTATCTTACTACTACGAGCATTATGCAGCAACGATTGAACGTCTATTCCTAGAGAATGGATGGGAACTCAAGAAGGCAGATACAGAAACGGCTGAAAATTCAGAAGAATCAACAGCCGTTGTTGAAGTCAATGATGAGGCCGAAACTCAGTCAGCGTAGAGTTCCAGTACCTTACCAATCAGATGATGGCGCTGAATATCACTATTAGTGAATTCACACAGCGACATTCCATTCACCGGCGAACGGGCTAATCTCTGGCATAAATCCAGTAGTCCGTTTGCGCCTACTCTCTTATCCGTTTGTTCAATGTCACCCGTCACTAGGAACTTGGAATTATCACCTATTCTGGTGAGAAGCATTTTCATTTGATTTGGGCTTGCATTTTGCATTTCATCCGCGATCAAGAATACGTCCTTTAGGGTTCTGCCTCTCATCATTGCCAATGGAGCTAACTCGATTACTTTGTCTTCGATCAACTTGGTCACTTCGAATGGCTTGTAGAACTCATGTAGTATATCCAATAATGGAAGGCACCAAGGCTCCAGCTTCTTATTCAAATCTCCAGGCAAAAAGCCATGACTTTCGCCATCCACCGCAATAGCAGGTCTGATCAACATAATACGTTTACATTCACCTGCCCTAAGTGCCTGTATGGCTCTCAGTATACATAAGTAGGTTTTGCCTGTACCTGCTGGACCTGTAGCTACGACTACATGTTGTTTGTCGTCCTGTAGTGCCGTTACCAATTTCTCTTGATTGCGAGTTCTTGGTACGATGTGTATTGCTTTAGGACGATGGTACGATTGAGCTTGATCTATGCTTACGACGTTTTCGTGGTGGTTGGTACGCTTTTGTTCTTTCATTGCTCTATTCCTGCTCACTGTTTTAGTCTCCATGTGAAGTGAACTTACTCACAGTTTATCAAACTGTTATAGTATTTACTAGTGGTATACTGCCGAAATAGTAGTAGTTTTACTTTGAAAATTACTTATAAATACTTAGCTGTACTGACAGCTTTGTTCTCGCGTATTCGATACCTATCTATTTCTGATAAATACAACTATGAATACCAATAATCATTCTACCATAGATCAACACGTTTTCAAGGATCACGAGGACTATTTCCAAATAGCGAAGAATATCCGTGATATCTATATGTCCGATGGTTCATTACTAACTCTGTTAGACTTTGAACGAGTATTGGACGAGATGGATATTTATGCCTTCAAGAATTGGGAAATCGGTGAGCTGGTCTCTGGCCCTACCGTATCTAAATATCGTGTATCTTGTATCTTCATGTGGCCTGAGCATCTGATGCCTGACCCTAGAGGCGCTCGTCGTTTGCTTCCATTTGACTGCCAGATAAAGTACAAGAAAACCATAATGAAGGTTCCTATTAAAATTACCGATCCAAGTGATTATCGTCCAGGGACTCATAAGGCAAGATTGTCCGATCATAAAGTATGGTTGGTAGAAATAACTATGCCTAAAAGCATAATGAGTGATATTAGAACTGGTAGTATTGAGCTTGAAAATGCTAGTATTGATTTACATGACTTGGATCAATCTTACGAAGACGACGTAGATAAGGATCAGTATCAAGTTGATGGCGAGGTACCTCAATGAGCTTAGAATATAAAGATATGGTCGAGTTGATGAAGCCTTGCATTCATGTCGACGCATTTGAATCCAAACTAGGCGATCCGGATGATATCATCGTAATTAGCTTCTTCGTTCGTGACGATCAAGCAGCCAAGGACTTAGTTCACTGGATGGACACAGGTTACGATTTCATCGTCGACTCGGATAAGAGTCCTGGTGAAATAAAGCCCAATCGTTATTTGGTGTATGTAGAGATTCGCCGCCGTAGCACAGCAGGACAGAACGTATGGCAGTTATTGAGCGACTTGAATACCCTAACTGAGTTCGACGTGGATGATTGGGAAATGGTGTATAAAGGCAAAACGATGCCATTTACAAAGGAAGACTTCGACAAGCATGTTCCACTTACTCCAAAAGCATACAGGAAAAAGTTTGACAAGGACTTGAACGAGGTAAGATCAGCGGCTGGATTGCCACTGAAGACTTATTATGAAAAATTCGATCCAGAGTTGCAAGCACTAAGAGCAAGAGCTGGATACTAAAGGAGGTTATTATGAACGCATTTTTGTTAACTCAGGCAATTACAATATTGGCCAGATTATTACTTGAATCTGGTGTGTTTGAACGAGTACTCAAATCTGTTACTGAATGGAATACGAAGAAGCTCACTGGTGCTGAAAAGCGTCACGGTGTGTTGGACGAGCTTCAGGTTGCTGGACTCAAGTTATCCGACTCAACAGTGAGGCTGGCAATCGAGTTAGCAGTAGCCTTTACGAAAGCAAAAGCGGGCGTCTGACATGGAAGAGATGAAAGCACGATTCGGTATCGATTTCACCGAGCCTAGTACATGGAAAGCTGTTGTTTGGTTGCTGACATCGCTTGGCGTGGTCATAACCCCAGAACAAGAACAGTACGTCGCCGTGTTGGGCATGGTAGTAGTTGGTTTACTTGGTCTGTTTTTCAAAGACAACAAGCCTACTCCAGTCGAAACGGTCGTCGAAGACGATGAACATAGTATCGACTATGTTGTCAAGAAAAGTAGAGCCAAAAAGAAATGAGGGGCCTGATCCTACTCATGGTATTGCTATCGGGTTGCGTTCAAGTAGCGCCAAATCTGAAGCTACCAGAGCCAAAGCCATGTCCAAAACCCGTTACGCCTGCTCCGGTGAACTGCCCAAGTCTGACCATGCCTCCAATCGCAGACAAGGTTCATATCTCAATCGATGGAGACAAGGTAAAGGCAGATGCTGGTGGCGAAGCATTGTTGCGTTACTACGTCAAGGCGCAATCCTTACTGCAATAGTTATTGGTGGTTGCACAGAATCGCATCATTATGTAAAATGTAGTGATTCTGTGCAACCATTATTCAATAGTCTACCCGTAACTAGTATATCCGATCTGTCGATAGTTATTGATGGCGGCATGTACAATTTCAGTTGCGAGACAATGATACGCGATAAATATTACCATGAGTGACCATTATTCAACCCTGGGAATCGATAGAAATTCGACTCCAGAAAACATAAAAACAGCTTACAGAAAACTCGCTGCCAAGTTTCATCCTGATCGTCCAGGTGGCAACACAGAGGAGTTTCAAAAGGTTCAGGCAGCGTATGAAGTGCTGTCGGACCCTGCGAAAAAAGCGCAGTATGACACGCCTCAACCTCAGTTCAACACAGCGTTCAACGCCTCGTTCAACTTCGATTCGATCTTCGATATATTCGGAGCGCAGTTCCATGGTGGGCACGCTCGCAGGACTAGGTATCAGATGAGTCTGTGGATAACGTTGGTCGACGTAGCAACTGGTGGCAGGAGGCCGGTCAGCATAGGCACACAGCTAGGAACATCGATCGTCGAGATTGAGATACCTGCTGGCGTCAATGATGGCGATACGATTCAGTATCATGGTATTGCACCAGGAGGCGGCGATCTGATAATCAACTTCAGAATTCATCCTCATCCAGGCTGGCAAAGGCATGGACTCAATCTGTTGATGGAGCATACGATCAGCGTGTGGGATTGCATCCTTGGTTGTCAGACCACTGTAAAGGATATTCTGGGCAATCAGCTGAACGTGACTGTGCCTGACATGACCCAGCCAGGTACGGTGTTGCTGCTTAGAGGAAAAGGACTCAAAAAAGACTTGACTTATGGGGATATGCACGTTAAAATAGGCGTGAGAATTCCTGAGGTAATAAATGAGGAATTGTTGGAGGCTATACAAAGACTGAAATGAGCAGTTGACGAACGGTGGGAAATAGCATATAATGGAACACTCAACAACGAGGACAAAAAATGAATGACAATCCGGAAATAGAAAGGATAATTGACTGTGCGGTTATGTTGGCCAAGGATAAGGGTCATGAGTATTGTCTAACGGAACATCTACTGCTCGCGCTCATAAGGCATGAGGAGTTCAACAAAGTGCTGAAGGATTTCGGCGTATCAACTGACTTGTTCGACGATGAACTCGATGCTTATGTCGATGGTGTCGGCTCAAGTCTCGTGAGTCGAGAGTCTATTCAACCAAAGAAAACGAACGCTCTTGAGCGTGTGTTCAACCGAGCGTTGACACAAGTTCTGTTCACTGGCAGACGAACGGTCAGTACGATCGACTTGTATCTTGCTATGATGGCAGAAACCAACAGTCACGCGCACTACTTTTTACTGAAGTACGGAGTGACCAAGAAGGAATTTGTTGACTTCTGGCACAAAAACTACAATCACAACAACGTTTCAGTCAGCAAGTCGGCTGCTGCTGAGATACTACAAGAGTCTTGCATCAATATAACCGAACTTGCAGAGCAAGACAAGCTAGAACCAATGATAGGTAGAAGCGAAGAGCTGTCGGACATGATAACTACGCTCGCTCGTAGATTCAAAGCTAACGTACTGCTCATCGGTGACCCAGGTGTTGGTAAGACTTCGCTTATCGAGGGTCTCGCACAAGAGATCGTAAAGAACCGAGTTCCAGAATTCCTAAAGGGACATGAAGTATGGTCGCTTGAGATTGGATCATTGCTGGCAGGTTCTAAGTATCGTGGCGAATTTGAAGAAAAGTTCAAGGAAGTCATCTCGGCACTGGAGTCAAGGCAGAAGGCTATATTGTTCATCGACGAAGCGCACACTATGAAGGGTGCCGGAGCCGGCACCAACTCTTCTCTTGACTTTGCGAATATGCTGAAGCCTGCTATAACCAGGGGAACACTCAAGGTGGTGGCTTCAACTACTTGGGAAGAATACTACGAGAGCTTCGAGAAGGATAGGGCCCTCATGCGTAGATTTCAAAAAGTCAACATCGATGAGCCAAACCCTGAAGTAACCGAGCAAATTCTAACCGGACTGAGTTCTAGGCTGGAAAAGTTCCACAACGTAGCAATCGACGCTGATGCCGTGAAGGCTGCAGTAGAACTCAGTGGACGCTATATCCACGACAGGAAAAATCCGGATAAGAGTATCGATCTGCTCGATGGTGCATGTGCGAAAGAACGTGTGAAAGACAAGGGCAAGGTGCTTATCAGTAAGCTAAAGATAATGGAACAAGTAAGTCGAGTGACTAGCGTACCACTTGATCGCTTACAAAACGAAAGGAGCGTCCAGATCGTTGATCTCGAAGGGAATATAAAGGAAAAGCTCTATGGACAGGATTCAGCGGTCGATTCAGTACTCGAGCGGGTGTATATCAACTTCTCAGGTATAGGCAACGAGAGTCGGCCTATCGCATCATTCTTGTTCACTGGTCCTACTGGAACAGGCAAAACGGAGTTGGCAAAGCTGTTGGCTAAAAATCTTGACATGACTCTACTGAAGTACGACATGAGTGAGTACCAAGAAAAGTTCTCAGTGTCAAGTCTCATTGGTGCTCCACCTGGATACGTTGGATTCGAGGATGGTAACGTCGGTGGTGGCAAACTGATATCTGACATCACGAAAAACCCTTTCAGCATCATCTTGTTCGACGAAGTCGAAAAGGCTCACCCTGATGTTCTGAACATCATGCTACAGATGCTCGATGAGGCAAGGTTGACTTCGAATAACGGTAAGTCGATCAATCTCAAAAACACGATCATCATTATGACTAGCAACCTCGGTGCCAAAGACAACGAGGCGAACAACATTGGGTTTGGTCAGAAGTTGGAAAAAACTGGCTGCGAAGACAAAGCGATGAAAGAGTTCTTCAAGCCAGAACTCAGGAATCGTATCGACCAAGTTTGCAAGTTCAATAAACTGGACACGCTCGCCATCAAGAAGATCGTCGTCAAGTTCGTAGACGAGCTAAAGACTAGCCTTGCTGCTAAGAATATTCGCCTCACACTAAGTGAGTCCGTGGTGGATGAACTGGTCACGAAAGGATATGATAGCAAAATGGGCGCAAGGCCATTGAGCAGAAAGATAGACGAACTGATTCGTATTCCGCTGAGTAAGAAGATCTTGTTTGATCGACTACAGAACTGCGAGGTCATCGCAGATATGATAGAAGAGAAGATCGAGTTCACAGTGAACGAGGATGTTCAAGCCCGCGTAGATGACAATGGCATAATCGTTTTAGAGTAGACTTGATAAATACCAGTATAACTGGTAACATTCAATGCTATTGACAACACAAACGCTACTTACAACCACAACCTATGGAGTGCCGTCGGGCGATTACGACGGCAGCTCTTTAGACTTCGTAAGCGAACCTGCAATCGCTGCCGACTTCTACCGAGGTCTAGGTGGTATTCAGACTATCACTATCAGAGTGACCAACTTCGTCGGCGACATCAGACTACAAGCAAGTCTAAATAACGAATGGCAGAAAGCATTCTGGTTCGAGACAGCACAATTTGGCGATCCTCTTCATGCTATCTCAGGTGTCCAAGCAATCACAGTCAAAGGTAACTTTGTGTGGATGCGAGCAGAAATACTAGAATTTACTAGTGGAACCATTGACTCCATAACTATCACTTACTAAAATGAAAACCATCGTAATTTATCCTGGAAGATTTCATCCATTTCACAAAGGACACAAGGCAAGCTACGACTATCTAAGCAAAAAGTTTGGTGCAGGTAACGTATACGTTGTCTCATCTGGCGTGACTGCTCCTGTCACTTCTCCATTTACATTCTCCGATAAGGTAGATATGATGACGAAGTTGGGAATACCTGCTGGTCGTATTGCACAGGTCAAGGCACCATATCGGGCTGACGAGATCGTGAAAGAAGTTAAAGACCCAGAAAATACCGCGCTGGTGTTTGCTGTGAGTGAGAAAGACATGGATCCATCTGCGCCTAGATTCAAATTTGGCACGAAAAAAGATGGCTCTCCCACCTATATGCAGCCCATGCCAGAGAACCCAGAGGACATGGAACCGATGTCGAAGCATGCGTATGTGTTGATTACTCCTACGGTCAACTTCAAGGTCAGAGGCGCAGATGCAAACTCGGCTAGTCAAATTCGCAAAATGTACATCGACGGGAACGACAATGATCGCATGGGAATCATCGCAGACTTGTATGGTAAGCCTGATCCTGCTCTAAAAGATATATTCGACCAACGTCTCGAAGACTCGGAGAAAATTACCGAGATGATGAACTACGCGAGAACGCACGATATGAATAATGGACAGCGTAAAAGATTGACAGCTATACTGGAATCGATTTCTCATTCAGAAAAAATTGCTAATTTAGCCCACCAAAGTCTCCGAGAAGACATAATTCCCAGCTATTTCCAAGAAATTTAGCACTCTGGTGAATATGGCGTAAATACTACCACGAGGGCTAGATATTCTGGCCCGGTAGTAACTACAATATATTCTAACCTCAGAGGAAAAAATGTCAGAACCACAACAGCAACAAATTCAAGTCAACGTCGACTACCTGAAAACCACTAGAGTCCATATCCTGATGCCATGCTACGGCGGTCAGTTAACCGAGTCTTGCTTCATGAGCTACATCAAATGGGCGAATGCCGCTCGTCAGCTCGGCATCGACTGGACTATGGAAACCATGTCCAACGAATCGCTGATTAGCAGGGCCCGTAACACTCTTACAGCCAAGTTCCTCCACAATCCCGACAGCACTCACCTCATGTTCATCGATGCTGATATCGGCTGGGAGCCGTGGCACCTCATGGTAATGCTCTGTCGTGACGTAGATGTCATTGGTGGATTATACCCTATGAAGAGTATACCTGTCAAGTGGTGCGTAAATGGTTTCGAGGGTGCCGAAGAGGGTCCAGATGGTCTCCAAGAAGTGACCAAAACCGGTACCGGCTTCATGCTCATCAAGCGTCACGTTTTCGAGAAGCTCAACGCCCATCCTGCCGTAAAGCCATTCAAGAACGACATTGGCTTACCAGAGGAGCTGAATCCGCACATGAAGACCTACTTCGATACCGCGGTACGTGAAGGTCGCTACTACAGCGAGGACTGGACTTTCTGTGAGAATTGGCGCGATATCGGTGGCAAGGTATGGGTAGACAAGCGCGTACTACTCAAGCACACCGGTCACTATGTATTCGACTACCAGGCGCAAGCCCAGGTATACAAGGAACTTCACGCTATCGCTCTCAGTGAAGAGGCAGCCAAAAATGCAGCAGCATCTGCGACCGCTGGAGTTGCACCAGTGCCTGAAGCAGTAGAGGCAGCCGTAGTTGCAGAGAGCGCACCGGCATCTAAGGCGAAGGTGGCAAAGGAGAAGGTGGTCAAGGAGAAAAAGAAGCCTGCATCCAAGAAAGCATAGTAACCCAGTATACTAGCAGAATAAAAGCCGCGAAAGCGGCTTTTATTCGCTCCGATATTGACTATTCAAAATAAACAACAGGGTTTATTATAATATTATGAACTATGTAATACAAAAAACAAAAAAGAAAGTTGAGAATTTAGAGGAGCTATTAAATAGCGACCGAATAGATTCCGATGAAAAAAGAAAAGTACTCGATAGAATTCAATTTTATAAGCATAAATTGAGCATTTTAGAAGCCAACCCCGAAACGTTGGACGAAACAACAAAATATATGGTATCTGCCATTCATGATGTAAATGTAATTCACGACAAATACGAAAGTCGTCCGGTAAAACTTAAATACAGAGTGATAGATTTTTTGTTAAAAATTAACAAGGATATTGGTAACTTTATAAAGAAGTTTGCTACAATGAAATACTAAAATTTGATTCACACGTTAAGTACTCATAAAGGCCGCGAAAGCGGCTTTTATTTGCCCATTTTCGGGAGAAGCAATATTCGATAAATACAAGCATGAACATTAATGAACTAGAAACCTACGACCTTGCTGACGCCGTGAAGTTCAATACCGAGCTGAATCCTCGTTTGTGGACTTCAGACGAACAACTTCGACCAGACGTTCGTAACAGACTACTTGAAATCGCGGATGATTTCAAGCAATTTCTAGGCATCAGTGACATCGATCTCAAAGATATCACGATTAGTGGTTCCAACGCTGCCTACACTTACACTCCTCACTCCGATATTGACCTGCATTTAGTTGTTGACTTTCCACAGAATGACGATGTCTATCGTGAGCTTTTCGACGCCAAGAAGTACCAGTACAACAACCAGCACAACATCACCATCGGTAAATATCCAGTCGAACTCTACGTCCAAAATGCCGATCAACCTCATGTAAGCCAAGGTATATACTCAGTGCTGAACGATGAATGGATCGACGTACCTAAGCGCAAGAAGGCAGATATCAATGATGGCAACACGCGCAGCAAGTATGATGACATGCAGCAAAGGATAGAGGACGCTATTGCATCTGGTAACTACGATGAAATGGCAGAGGTGATGTCTAGGCTAAAGAAAATGAGGCAGGCTGGCCTAGATGAGCATGGCGAGTTCAGTTCGGAAAATCTGGCGTTCAAAATGCTCAGAAGTCAAGGTGTCATTGGTAAATTGAGTGATGCTAGGAACAAAGCCAAAGACGAAGAACTCAGCCTGGCCGAGCGCGAAAAACTTCGCAAGCCGGTGAAATATGGTTTTGGAGAGGATGCTGGCTCTACATGGGACGGTGTAAACCCAACGACGTGTATGTTCCTGAACGAGACTGAACCCAAAGGTCGAGAAGAGGTGGTTCAGGATTTCATTGAATTTTGTGTTGACAAACTTAAAATAGACAATCCACCCAAAGTAGTTTTCAAGCGGGACCCTGAATGGTCGGTCAACAAGAAGACATTCGGCTACTATGATCCTGCAAGTCAAAAGCTATTTGTCAACCTGGTCGATCGTCATATAATGGATATTCTCAGGACAGTCGGACACGAGCTAGTTCACGCTCGTCAGTCAGAAATAAGGGATATGCCGCCTGGTGCTGGCGAGGATGGAAGTCCATGGGAAAATGAAGCAAACGCAAAGGCAGGTGTGCTGATGCGTAAATACGGCAAGATGCACCCAGAATATTTTGAACCTCAGACTGTGGGCGAATCCGCGTCTGGGTATATACCAACGAAAGCTCAAGCAAAGGACCCTCGCTATAGCATGGCGCTCACAAAGGACGTTCAGCCTGGTGCTTTGGGCAAAGCTGCGAACGCTCTCGCACTCAAGACAGACAGTCAGGGCCGACCTCAAGTGGCAAAGACGAATGGCATATTCGAGGAAATGAGAGAAAGATTTTTGCACTTCAAGAAAACTGGTGAAATAGCACCGGTTGAATTTATAAAGGAAGGAAATAACGTGAGATTCAGAGAATTTATTAGAGAAAGTCAAGAGCTTGATGAAGTCAAGATGAGCCCTGGTGCCTTACGTCAATGGGCATCGAGTCCGGCAGCACAAGGTATGCTCATGGGCATCGAGTTCGAGATGGTTGTTCCTAATTTTATCATAGATCCAGATGATAATGGCGGCACTATTCCGGATTTTTCATACGACAGAGATGTGTCGTCTATCGAACAATTGGGTGATTTTTTCAGTGGGGAGAATAATCCACCTGACACGCTAGATAGATTACAAATTAAGTACCTTGAATGGATATATTATAATCTTGAGGACTATGCCAGAGAAATAATGGTGGAGAAATTTGATTTTGGACCTGCTATGGAAAAAGCCAGAAAGGAGCTAGGCGACGATGCAGATGAGGATGACGTCAAAGCGTTGGCAGATGATATAGTCTACGATACCATAAGCGACCTGAAGCAGTTTGATTCCGATGAGTGGAATGAGGCTTTCGAGGAGGCCGAAGCTAGATACTCGAATTCATTCAGTGAAAAAGATTGGCTTACTTCTATAGGTGCGGACACGACGCTAAAAGCAGCTCGAAAATTTAATTTAGAGTGGCCGCACTACAAGGATACAGGTAGTGCATTAGAGAATTTAGGAGATGATGTCAGTCAAGTAGTCGGTGCTAAAGTCAACACTTCGGCGAACTACCATGGCGGCAAAAGACAAAAGGGCGCTTGGGTAATCGAGACAGATTCAAGTATTCTTCCCCATTCAGATGAAGACTCAGGAGTAGAAATAGTTAGCCCTGCTGAACCTATTGCGAAAACACTTGACTCGATGAACAAATTATGGGCTTGGGCTAATGAAGGAGGTTGTTACACCAACGACAGCACCGGTCTTCACATGAATATAAGTGTTCCAAATTTTTCAAGAGAAAATCTCGACTATGTAAAGTTGGCGTTGTTCATGGGCGATGATTATGTACTCCAGCAGTTCGATCGAGTTGGCAACGAATACTGCAGATCTGCCTCGAAGAGAATTAAGTCAGGAATTAATGATTTCAATACCTTTCAGTTACTGAATGCTATGAAGAAAGGAATGAATGCAGCCGCTAGTAAGATCATTCACGGTGGTCACACGGACAAGTACACTAGCATTAACACAAGAGATGGATGGGTTGAGTTCAGAGGTCCAGGTGGAAATTACCTGTCAAAATCGCCAGAAGAGCTGGCATCAACTGCACTTCGATTAGCAATGGCACTAAGTATTGCATGCGACGAGAACGCCTACAAAAACGAATACAACAAGAAGTTATACAAACTGTTAGCCCCAAAAAGCGGCTCACCCGATACCGTCAATTTATTTGCTCGGTATGCTTCCGGTGAGCTAACACAACCAGAGTTAAAGAAACTGGTTAGTCAAATTCAAAATGAGAGAAAACCGGAAGTTACCGCGAGTGGCGCAACTATTTATAAAGTGATGGATTCAGAAACTGGCTATGTATATCGAGTTCCTGGTAGAACTCCGCGCGAGGCATTACTGAGAGCTGCTAGGACATTTAAATTATCAGGCGATAATTTATCCATAGTGAAATAAAAGAGGAAATAACGTGAGATTCAGAGAATTTATTAGAGAAAGTCAAGAGCTTGATGAAGTCAAGATGAGCCCTGGCGCATTACGTCAATGGGCCTCAAGCCCTGCTGCTCAGGGTATGCTCATGGGCATCGAGTTCGAGATGGTTGTTGCTGATTTGGTTCTCTTAGGCTATGGCGAGGATGTTCCGGATTTTTCACGCGACACTTATGTATCGGATATCAACGAAATAGTGGATTTTTTCAGTGAGGCGAATTATCCAGCTAGAGTTCGAAGTGATTTGAATGCCAGATATCAGGATTGGGTATATGAAAATATTGATAACGAGTTAGTCGTTGATGACGCCAGAGAAAATTTGCTGGGAGATTTTGATTTTGGACCTGCTATGGAAAAAGCCAGAAAGGAGCTAGGCGATGACGCCGATGAAGATGCTGTCGAATCGTTGGCATATGATATAGTAAACGATACAATAAGCGAAATGTATGCCTCGGGGTCTGCTGAATGGGATGAGGCTTATGAAGAGGCTGAAGCTGAGCATATAAAGAGATTGAGTGAAAGAGATTGGCTTATATCCGAAGGTGTGAGAACTGCCCTGGAGGCCTTTGAGGAATTTGATCTAGAATGGCCATATTATGAACCTGGAGAACTTGAAGATGATAACCTTGACGATTTAGGAGTTGAGGTCAGTCAAGTAGTCGGTGCTAAAGTCAACACTTCGGGTAGTTATCATGGCGGCAAAAGAGAGAAGGGTGCTTGGGTAATCGAGACAGATTCAAGTATTGATCCCCATTCAGATAGAGATTCGGGAGTAGAAATAGTTAGTCCAGCTGAACCGATTGCGAAAACACTTGACTCGATGAACAAATTATGGTCTTGGGCTAATAAAGGAGGTTGTTATACCAACGACAGCACAGGTCTTCACATGAATATCAGCGTCCCTAACTTTTCCGTTGAGCGACTTGACTACATAAAGTTGGCGTTATTCATGGGCGATAAACATGTACTTCAACAGTTCGATCGAGTAGGCAATCGATACTGTAGGTCTGCTACTGCCAAGATTGAGGCTGGAATCACGGATAACAATACCCTTCAGTTACTGAATGCTATGAAGAAAGGAATGAACGCAGCTGCCAGTAAGATCATTCATAGTGGTTCCACGGACAAGTACACTAGCATTAACACAAGAGAGGGATGGGTTGAGTTCAGAGGGCCTGGCGGAGATTATTTGTCAAAATCGCCTGAGGAATTAGCATCGACAGCACTTCGTTTGGCAATGGCACTAAGTATCGCATGTGACGACAACGCCTACAAAAACGAATACAACAAGAAGTTATATAAGCTATTGGCTCCAACCAGCGGTACACCGGATACAGTCAACTTATTTTCTCGGTATGCTTCCGGTGAGTTATCACAGGGAGAATTGAAGTCATTCGTTCGTAAAATTCAAGGTGAGAGAAAGCCGGAAGAACCATCTGAAAATTCAATTTTGTATACCCTAGAAAATCTATCCACCGGTAAAACATTCCCTGTCGTAGCTCGATCCCCTGAGGACGCTTTATCCAAAGCATCTTATACGATAAACGTGCCTGTTGATCAGCTAAGAGTCATAAGTCAAAGACCAGCAGGATAATAATCATGAAAGCATCAGAATTTATCACAGAAGTAACAGTAAGTCAACTTACTCCGAAGTCAAAGTTATGGACTGCTCCAGTTAAAATCAAGCAACCAAACTATGTCGGGTATATTGACGTCACTGTCACTGCGCCTGATATGGTCAGAGCAAGACAACTCATGCGAGCAATGTACGGTGTGGCAGACTGGGAAATTGGTTCAACTAAGGAAGTAAAATGAGGGCGAGTGATTTCATATCAGAGTCATCTGGCAAAGTAAAAGGTGTCGATGTACATGCAGTAAGCGAGACGTTCGACAAGCCGTTGTCATGGAAAAAACGACGGGTTTATTTTGGTCTTTTATATATGTTTGATACACCGGATGACAAACATGGGAATGTGGAAGTCGATGTTAATCGAACTCGTGGCGTGTCTTCCATAGTTTTCGAGATCGACTACGATAGTGGGATATCAAACGCGGGCGAAGCTATTCCTATATTCTCTACCGTGATTGATTGCGTGAAAGATGCGCTAAAAGATGCTATTATGCAAAACGTATGGAAGATCGAGTTTGCATCAGCTGATAATGAACCCAGCCGTGTCAAACTTTACCAGCGATTTGCCAAGGCTTTACCTAGTGCTGGATTTGAGTTCACAGAGACATACTTCGCAAATGGTCTTGTGAACTTTGTGTTCATCAACAAGGAAAAGAAAGAAAAGTTCGAAGAAAACCAGAGGAATAAAGAAATGAGAGCAGAAGAATTCATGTCAGAGTCATCTGGTAAAATAAAAGGTGTTGACGGCAAGGCTTGCTGGAAAGGGTATCGCTATGCAGGTACGTCTAACGGCAAAGACAATTGCGTGAAAGTGAGTGAGACGACTGACAGTCCTCCTCTGCGATGGAGAAAAAAATTAGATAAGGGTCGTACCTATACTTTCAGGACACCAGATCGTAAACCCGTGGAAATTTTTGTCCAATCCAGCTGGCAGCGAGGCGTGTCCGAGATCAATCTTTTTGTCGACGAGACAAGCTACGCAAGCCATGCGGCTCCGATAATGTCAACAGTTCTTGACTGTACCAAAGATTTGATGAGAGATCCTCTCATGCTTCACATATGGAAGGTCATATTTATCCTTCCAGAAAATGAACTAAACGAGACTGAACTCCTTCCTCAATTAACTAGGATCCTATCTATTACCGGATATGAGTTCATGGAGTCATACTACGAAGATAATCACTTGCATTTTAAGTTCGGTAATCCAAAAAGAAAAGAAGAGCTTGCCTCTAAATATGGCCTGGTAGATGAAGATTGGTCGAAAGTCAACAAAAAAGACAAGACCGACG